GGACAGGCCGAACTCAAGGCTCTAAACGCGGAACTTGCAAAAGATGGTGCTACGATGAGGGACGAAGACATGGAGAGTTTACTTTCAGAGGGTGGTCGCTAGGCCAAAACGGAGGATAATTTGGCTAGTGTAGAAAGGATTGCTGGAAATCCGCAGATAACCGAGGCAGAAGAAGCCGCCGCCGGTTCCGCAAATGATTTTTATGCGGGCGACCTCGTACAGACTGACTCCAATGGCGAATTAGTTATCGCCACTACAGACAATAATTGGGGGATTGCGAAACGAGCGGCTACAGGAACGGCGGGTACGAAGATACCCGTTGAGTTGATTTCATCTAGTAATTTGTATGTTGTAAAATACCACACGGATGCTACGTCCGAAGCGTTGATTGGCGACACGTTAGACTTTACGTATACCGCTGGTGCCCATACTGTTGACGAGAGTGGTGCCACGACTGACGTTGAGTGCGTTAAACTTGATCCACGTGACGGCGCGGTGGCTAGTGGTAGATTAATTGTTCGGTTCTTAGAAACCAGCATCGTTGGAATAAGATAATGGCTACAGTAACAAGATATTGGGATGACTCCACCGATGGAGAGATGTTTAAGAAGTTTCTGCGAAAGGTACATGATACTACCGAGCGCAAGACCACCACTTTTTATCAGGATGTCTACAAGACCTCTACTACGAAGGATGAGTGGGAAAGGGATCGTGAGATCGCCGGTCTAGGCTTGGCGCAGGAAATGACTGAGGGGCAGAACATCCCCTTACAGTCCCCGAAATTCGGTGACGCTAAGGACTACGAACAGAGACAGTTTGGTTCTGGATTCCGCGTAACTCTGCGGATGAAAAAGTTTAACAAGTATGGTCTTGTTAAAAAGTGGACCCAGTCTCTAGCAAGGGCGCAGAAAGACGCGAAGGATAAGGAGTTGTTTAGGCTTTACAATGGCCCGACTTCTGTTAGTTCGACTTCTGGTACTGGTTTTGACGGCCTCGACTTGGCCGAAAACACCCATACCGGGTTGGCTGATGGTACTGGCGACAACTACGACAACTACCTTGACGCCGCACTTTCCGTTGCCGCCGTTGAGGATATGGAGTATTACTTTGATACTCTCGTTGACGCAATGGGTCAGTTTTTCAATGCAAGTTGTGACACTCTAGTGTTCCACCCGAAGTTGAAGTGGACCGCGAAAGAGATTTACAGGAGTGATGGCAAGGCGCATGAGTTCTCGAACACCGACAATGTGGCCGAGAAGATTAAGTTCGTTATGCCTGGAACTCGTTTGACCAGTACGACCTCTTGGTTTGGACTGGCAAAGAACGACGACAGGTTTGACATCAATTGTTTGACCGCAATGGAGCCTGATTTAGTTGTTAAGGGCGCGGATGACGACACCCGAGACACGGTGGTAACGTCTGTGCAGTTCTTCGATTATGGATTTGGAGACCCGAGGCTTTATTTTTGTGGCAATACTTGAGTAAGGAGGTGAGATATGAGTACATCACCTGATAGGTTATTTCACATGGGAGGGGCACCCGTTAGCGGGAACCCCTATCTTGGAATGTGGGGCGAAAAGACTTGGTTTGTCGATTACGACAATGGGACTACTGGCGGGACTGGCAAAAGTATTGCAGACGCCGCGAAGCATCTACAGGATGTCATTGACGGAGCATCGGCCAATGATGTAATTTATGTTAGGCCAAGAACGCCGAATACCATGAACTATGACCCCCATTACATAATCCCAGAAAGCACTACGAATTGGGATATTCCATACACATTACATGGCCTTGCTATAATCGGAACTGGTTATGGAAGGGGCCAGGGCGGACAGTTTTATACCTATATGCGCGGAACCGGGACGGCTACGGCCACCCCAGCATTTGATGTTGATGCACCCTGGACGCTAATGGAGAATCTTTCGTTTCACGATGGCGCAAGCACCTCTAATGTTTGTGTAGCTCTAGATGGCTTACAGACTGGTGCTGGTGATGGGTATGCGTGTGGAAACACCATATCCAATTGTATGTTTCGTTTTGGTGGCAATACCTCATTGACTATTCAGAGTGTTATGTGGGCTACGATTCTTGATTGTACGTTCCATAAGGGTGCCGGGATTACCGTTGGTTCTAGCGAACAGGTGCCTGACGGAATCGAGATTGGGAATTGCCAGTGGTTGGCTACTGCGGCTCAGTGTAGCGCAAACATCACTATTGCGGATTGCGATTTTATCAATATCCATCACAACGTATTTGCGAACATGCTACCAACTGGTGGGACGAACGTGTACATCTCGGTTGCTACTGCCGCCACTGGTGTGATTGCTGGGAATATTTTTGGCGATGATAGTGCGAGTATTGGAAGCCTTGTTACTGCTAACGGACTTACGACTGCTGGAAACTACTCGATAGATTACGCCACTTGATTTTTTGGGATGGGGGGCTTCGGCCCCCCTCACCCACTTGGAGGTAAATATGTCTGATGTAATGTATTTATATCGGCAATGCGGTCATTGTGGCGGAAGCGGGACTGTCGGAGGGGGGCAGAACCCAGATTACAATTGTCCGCATTGTGACGGTGACACGGAGACATTTGTTGGTGAGGTCCGTTGGGCTGATGATGCCGGAAAGAAATTAATACAGACTTATGAGATAGTAGAGAACACGGTTCCTGCTGAATATCAGGCACTATCTGATGCCAATAAGCAAAACTACAGGGACATAATCGGAATGGGGGTTATCGACATGACCGATGGCACGTTGATTCGCGCCACGCTTTGGGTGCTTTTTGATGCCCAGTCTACGACGAGAGCAAATATTTTAACACTATTAGGAGAATAAGGTGGCAAAAACAAAAACACAGGCCGAATCTAGGGAGTTGAGAAAGGGGCTTGAAAAGGCCGGGGTAGACATCCCGAAAGAGGCAAAAAAAATTTTCAAGGACTTGAAGGATGGGAAAATCAACGAGAGGGAATTTGATAAGAGGTTTGAGAAATTGGATGGTGGCCGATAATGGCTAATGTAATTATCCCGAAAGACAGGACTGGGGAAACTCGTTCTCAACAAGTTGAAATAGTGAGGAAAGAGTGGGGCGGTCACGGCGGGATGACGGACGTTCAATTGGATAAGTGTAAATATTTAGAGAGAAAGCTAAATGAGAAACACGGGAGTAGGGCGGCTAAGTTTTTAAGGACAGTTGACGTAAACAGAGTTAAGTAGTGTCCACCGATTATTTAGTTAGGAGTGAACATGGCTAAGAAGATGGCTGGTATAGTTACGACTGCCAGGGCCAGGAAAAAGGCTGGGTTGAGATATAAACTCACTGAGGGATACGATAGGGCGGCTCAGGCCCATGTGAAGGAAATGAAAATACGCCGCACTAAGTTCACAAAGAGGAGAAAATGAAGAAAGAATACTGGTTTGAGGAGATGCGCCTGACGTTACGGGCCATCAAGAGGGCCAGAACTATTGAGCAGGTCATAGTTGCACGTAGGGAGTTCGAGAGTGCGCTGGATTCCCTCTTTAGGATATTCTCTGAACAGGCTGGACTTTATGTAATAGCGCCGCACGAGCCGCGACTGAAGTTTTTCAGGCGACTTTTAATATGGATTAAATCATTTAGACAAATATTCTAATGGCGAGCCTAACGTACAACAGTTTCAAAAAACACCTAATGAATGGTGGGATTGATTTAGACACAGACACGATTCAGTGTGCCCTTGTAACGAGTGATTATACACCCAACCAGGATACACACGAATATTTCGATGACATAACAAACGAGGTGGTTGGTGCTGGGTACACAGCCGATGGCGCGGAGATAACGAATAAGACCGTAACCCAGGACGACACGGACAATGAGGGTGTCTTTGACGGCGATGATGTTGCATGGACTACGGCAACGATAACCGCAAGGGCGGCAATAATATGGAAGGACACGGGAACGGATGCGACTTCGCCGTTAATACGGTATCACGACTTCGGCGAGAACAAGTCTACTACCGGAACGACTTTTACCATATCGTGGTCGGCGGAAGGTATATTAAATCTTAACGACCCGTGATGGAGGAATAAATGGCAGTTGCCTACAATAAGTTTGAATCGTTTGTGCAGATATTGGGTCTTGGCGACCATCACCTTGATTCAGACACGTTTAACGTCTATGTGACAAATAATGCCCCGTCTGCGTCTGCTGACGATGATAAGGGTGATTTGGTTGGGGCCACTGAGGAGAATGGGTACGCGGCGGCAGACATCCAGAATACATGGGCAGAAGCGTCCGGTACTGGAACGATGTCCGCAACAGATGTAACAATTACCGCAACTGGTTCTGTCGGGCCGTTCCAGTATGTTGTGATTTACAACGACACTCACGCCTCAGACGCTTTGATGTGTTGGTGGGATTATGGGTCTGCGGTGACGATGGCTGACGGGGAGACATTCGTTATAGATTTTGTGGATAACGCGGTAATGACATTGGCGTGAGGAAGACATGAAAATGGAGAAAGACTGCGAGTGTTTATTCAGGAAGCCGCACCCTACGTTATCGGCGGAAGTGTGTATAGATTGCGGAAGGAATCACTATCGTTTAAAGGCCGCAACGGGCAGGTATTTCGCCAGGGTGGAGCCGAAGCCCGAAATTACTTGGGGGAAACATGACAAAAACTGAATTACTGGCGATACTGGAGAGTAGGGTTCTTGTTATGAAAGACCCTGTATTGGCACAGACGATAGACCTGACTACCGGGTACACCTCTGCATATGAGGAGTTGAGGTACTATACGGTACGAGCGATTGTGGACAATAGGCCGGATTGCATAACGGATAATACATACTCATTTTGGGTATTTGATGAGGGACTGCCTACGGAGACTGCGAAATGGCCCGTAAGTGAACACTTGGCACCGAGGGAGACTACACCTGAACGGTTACTAAAAGAGTTCCTTGATGGGTATGTTGGCACGAATGTCAAGAGTTATATCATCAGGGCGGGTAGCCTTAACCCAGACACAAGGACCGCATTGGTTGATGTGCTATGGAGTGACGATTCGTGGAGGCTTTATTTAGTCAAGCATACTGGGGTTGATTTTGAACTGGAGTTGATTACTACGGCGTAAAATGGCGGAACCTTCCGGGTACAGTTACTACAAGGACATTGACGTTCAGGACGCCAATATTGATGGTAATCTGACTAATGTTTGTACCCTCATCCAGATTGTTGACGATTCTGATATTGGCGGGAATGTAGTAGACGACACCAATGGACACGACATACGCTTCTATGATGTGACCACAGACGCTATCCTTTACTACGATAGGGTTTACTTTGATGTAACTGCCGGGGACTGTAACGCTACGTTCTATGTGAAGTGTCCGGCATTGTACGCTTCGGTAAGTGACGACCAGAATAACATACGGATTTATTACGGGAAGGCGGCGGACTCAGACGGGGAGGACAAGGCGAACACATGGTCTGATTATGTGGGCGTGTGGCACATGGCGGACGCTTCTGGTACGGTGACGGATGCCACGGGGAACCACGACTCTTCCTCTGAGTCAATTAGTGACTATCAGGCGGCTGGTAGAGTTCGCTATGCGATGGAGTTCGACGGTACAAATGATGGTGTATTAGTTTCAGACACGGCGGCACTTGACCAAGACACGTTTTCGTTACAGACATGGCTTGCATGGGATACGTGGGGCGTTCCTGAATATTCCTTTCACCGCTTTAGCTCTAATGAAGGTGCCGGGGGTACCACCGAAGGGTTTACCTGTCTAGCGGCTGGTTCTGATCCGAACGAATATCTTGACTTTAACGTGTATGAAGATGGCTCCGTTGGTGACGCTAGGACGGACGGGTTTACAGATGCCGACACTTGGTACCTGTTCCACGGCACGGTAGATGCGGCTGGCGTTGTTCTTGGGTATGCAGATTCAGTGGTTGACTCTAATGACCATGATTTTGGTGGTGGGCTTACCGTAACATCTTCCGCAGTCCTTGGCATTGGGTGTCAAGGTGATGGCCTCGGGAATAACGCCTTTAATGGGCATATGGAAGAAGTTCGTTACCGAACCTCGGCCCTATCAGCCAACCACATCAAGTTCGAGTACAATAACATGGACTCGTCCGTTAATGCGGACTATGAGTTGACATGGGGTGCCGAGACTGGGGTTGGTGCAACCTACACGATAGAGTGTACTACGGGGACATACGCCGTAACCGGGAAGACCCTCAATGCCTATTTCAATAGGAAGGCGATTTGCACGACTGGCACATACGCGATTACCGGGGCAAACCTAAATCCACTTTACAATAGAAAGATTAGCTGTACCACAGGGTCGTATCTGGTTACTGGGGCACAACTTGAGCCAGTATACAATGAGAACGTGACGATAACCCCTGCGGTGTTTAGTTTAGTGATGACCTTCCCTGTGGGGGTGGTTGGCTTGGGTACTGCCAATTACGGCGATCAAGTACATATGTTCATGTCGATGAGTATGAACTAGGGGAACTATGGCATACGAAAGCAACTTAGTTACAAATCCGAATTTCACATCCGACGTTGACCCACCGACTGGTTGGACAGAGGGTACTGGTGCTACTGGGACTACAGAGGGGTCTGGCCAGAGTGGTAATTGTGCGATGGTGGCTTGTGACGGCACCCTCGGTAGATATATCTTTCAGCAGATTTCATGTACGGTTCCTGCACTATATGAGTTCAGTTGTTATTTTAAGAAGGGTTCTGCTGCCTATGGACGCATAATGGTTGGTGCTCACCATGCAATTTCGCCATCGTCATATTATACATCCGGAAACATCACTGACGCGGCATGGACCAGATATAGCACAACATTTACGACAACAGGCCTGCCGGGCACTGGATCTGTATATGTAGTACTGTATAGCGGGGAAGCCAATAACACCGCATATTTTGATACAGTTGTTCTGAGGAAGACGTTCACCGTTGGTGGGGAACTACACATGACCACCGAAATGACATTAGATTAATATGAGTTTGACTTAACGGAGGATTAGATGAGTAATGATTTCACGAGTACGCCCCTTTTATGGGTATTGGATACGGCTGGTGCCTGTCGTCCGGGGGTTCATTATATCAAGAAGGTGCTTTTTATCCCAAGTGCGGCTGACGATGATGTGCTATTCAAGACATGGGACGAGAACAGCCCCATAACGGCGGCATCAAAAACTGGGAAAACCGGAACAATTACCAGCAATAGTATTATGACATCTACTGGGAATGTCCCGGCGACGGTAGCCGACGGGCATGTAATCAAGATTACGCACTCGTCTGGTGCGGCGGCAAACCTTGACAGTCATGTTGTCGAAACTGCCGGGGATGATGACGACTGTACGGTGCATCACGAAGACGATAGTTGGACTAACGAGGCGGATAAGGTCTATTCGTGGGAAACCTACTACACCTATCCCGCAATCGTTATGAAGGCTGGTGCGTCTGATGCGTCACCTGTTCACCTTGATTTCACGCCTCCGCTGAGAATAGAGAACCTAAGTCTTGAAACTCTTGACGGTGGTACTGTGTATGTGTACCATGCTCGTACACAAGCCGGGTGATGATAAGTGTAAAGCAGAACCTTAAAAAAGACCGCATCGCGGAAGATGCGAAGTATTACTCGTGTACCCTTTGCGGCGGAAAGCACAGTAGGGTTGAGTTCTGGTTCGATTCTGGGTCCGTAGAACCCACGGAGGACGAGACATTGACCGGGGGCACTTCTGGTGCTACAGGGGTTGTTGTGACCCACACCCTACATAAGGGTACATTCGCTGGTGGTGACGCCGAGGGTACTGTTGAGATGGATGCCTGTACCGGAATTTCTGACAGGGAGTCATTCGAGGCTGATGAGACAATCGCCGGTAGTACAGGCGGTGCTGACATGATGACCACGGCTTCTGTCGGGAGCGAGAAGGTGTATGGCAGGCTGTACCCGGAGTGGGCAATCGCCGTATACAAGGGCAAGAAGTATTGTATCGAGCATTACAATTACGTGTCTAGGAAGCGGGAAGAGAGGGACGCCGAGATAGACATAACGGAGGAAGACCGGGGGGTTGATGACCTTAATTAGTGGTGGAAAGGAGAAAAAATGATTATCAAACCACAGATGCACAATCTTTACGTAGTATTGGACGGGTTTCTGGATTACAAGGGAATGATTATTCTGCCCGAAAAGCACAAGGAGCAGACTCGGATAGGTACGGTTATTGCCACTGGAGACAAGGTGACTCGGTACGAACCGGGAGATAGGATTCTTATGAGTTACTACACCGGGACGGTACTTCACTTGATGCAGTTAGACATGAGGGATGAGCGTCACCGTATGATGTCGGAGGAAGAGGGGTTGGGTACGGTCCTCGGGTATCCGATACCGGACACCATGCAGATTAACCCCGATTGGTTTAATGAGGCTGGGAATAAACTTCTAAAAGAAGAGGTTCAGGAATTACTAGAGGCACATAAGAGGGAGTAATGGCTTACGGGTTTGATGATTTTAAAACGTATTTGAAGATACGATTCCATCGAAGGACGGACCTTGAAAGCGTTGAGGACGTAAATCTATATGGGATAGTTATTAATAAGGCCTATAAGGAAGTCGTCACGAAGAATCGCTTTTGGGAACTAAAGCATAAGTTCACGTTTCCGACTCTTGATGCCACCGACACGACCCAATCAACAACGGATGGCGTGAATTACGTCACCACGCCGACTGGCACCCTTATTATCCAAGACGTGTATGACTCTACAAACGATAGGTGGCTGAATAAGTTTCTGAGTCGCCGTGAGTTCACTAAGCGGACAAACCGCTCCGATACGGACGAGGAAGGCAAGCCGTCCATGTGGCTTAGAAGTGGTACTAAGATTTATCTCAATCCCACGCCTGACGACGCATACGAACTCGAGATAGATTATAGAGACATCCCCGATGATATGACGGGTACGGACACTACGGATGTCAGTGAGATATGGGATGAGCCGATACTTGAGTTGGCCGCACACAAACTACACAGATGGCTTGGAGAGTACGAAAGGTCCGAGAAGTGTAAGGAAGCCTTTATAGATATAGTAGAGGGGATAATCGGTCTTGAGAGTCAGGAGAAAGAGGGGGCAAGGCGTGGGTTACATCCCAGCACAATGCGGAGGAGTCGCTATTGAGTGGATTTGGATTGACTGAGGGGCATAAATTAGAGAAGTTAGAGGACGGTAAGGTGGTGTGGCGGTTATCGTGGAAAGAGACAAGTGACGGCGTACACTATGATGAGAAGGAAGAGTTTTTTGAGGAGGGTGAATAATGGGCGTGACAACTGCCGGGAAGCGGGCGGTAGCTCAGATGATTGGCGGCACGACCGCCGTGGCAGACTTTGATTATTTGGAATTGGGGGATAGTGATACTGCGTTTGCGGTCGGTCAGACAGCACTTGTGAGTGCCATAACTGGGAACGGTCTTGCGAGGGCGCAGGATGCGTCACCAACCGAGGCGGCGGCCGTGTTGAGCATCGACTACACATGGACGGCGACGGGTTCAGAAACCCTGAAGGAGGTGGGGTTATTTAATGCCTCGTCAGACGGTACTATGTTGGCCCGCACAGTGTTGAGTGCATCGGTCTCAATGGTTGCGGACTCAACCTATAAGTACACATACACAATAACTGTCTCGTAATGGCTGATTATCGGAAGTACATGATACGTCCGCTTCAGCATGGGGCGGACCTGTCTATACCGTCATTGAACCAACCGTTTGAGAACTCGACTTGGGGTGCATTGAATTTCAAGGTTGAGCAACGCAGTATCAAGAAGCGGCGTGGGTATGCGAAGTATCGCGACCTCGGTACGAATGTGGAAATACTCAATATCATATGGATGATATACAGTGGGGGTACGGCGGCAACGGTTGTTCTTACTGACACCGATGCTATCAAGATTCATGCAGAACCGAATACGTGGGAGTATATAAACGAGGAATATACCACTGGGACGGCGAATGTAGATGAGGCGGTTGGGGGTACTGTAGATAAGACCATCGCCGGAACGACCACAGCATGGGACACTTCTGCGGACAACCAACCGGAGTCTGGTGATTGGTTAATTCTCGATGCCGATTATGATGCTGATGCTGAACCAAACTCTGATTGGAGAGAGATTGATTCTATAACAAGTGATCTCGCTCTGGAACTTGTCGATACGTATGGTCAAAATGAGGTAGCGGCGGCGGACTACACCATTATCAAAAAGTACACTGTTCCTGATAATGAGAGGTGGTCATCGTGTCAGGTTCTCGATAAACTTTACTTCACGAACGGGGACACAAACGTACAGGTGTATGACGGCACGGGACACGCCTCCACATTAGACTCTACAGACGCTACAAAGGCGCGGTACTGCATAGAGTACGCCGATAGATTAGTGCTTGCAGACCTATATATTAGTGGTTCAAGACAACTTTACACGGTAAAGTGGTCAGCCAATGGCGACCCTACTGATTGGACAAGTTCCGATGCCGGGTCAAACGACTTAACTGATACGGATGATTTCATAACAGGATTGGGGAAAGTAGGTGAGAATCTTATCGTCTATAAACAGGACTCTCTTGTTATTGCGAATAAGACTGGTGATCCTGGCGATCCGATTCACTTCCCGAGGCAAAGGAAGGGGATAGGTACGCCCGCACCTTATTCTATTGTTCACGCCCACGATACCAATTTCTTTGTCGGGCGGCGTGATTTCTATATGATTAACGGTGATAGACCGCAAAGTATCGGTGGGAAAGTTAGGGATAAGTTTTTTGAGATAGTGAACCCCACGGAGGTTAAGAGGGTCGTGGGTTATCACCATGAACTTGAGAACGAGGTGAGGTGGATAACGACGGACAAGGATAATAACAGGTGGATGTTCTGTTTTGATTACATCTATAACGAGTGGACGGTGAACGAGTATGCAGATGTAATGTCTTGTGGCGGCAAGGGGGCTAGTCTCTGATGGCTTATGAACCCGACGCCCTAACAGTTGTAGCAAATCTCAACTATACTTATCCGACTGTCGAGATAACATGGGATTGGAACGGTATTCCAGGGAGATTCAGAAATACTGATAATGAGGCGGAATTATCATATAGCACAGGTGGGGCATACTCGGTTCTTGATACGTATAATTATCCGACATCTGACAAGATAGTTGGAATAACAGAAAACACTTCTTGGACATGGCGTATACGACAACGGCTAAGTGATGCTGGAAGTTGGTCTGATTATGTTGCGGCAGATGCCATCACCATGTATATGTATACTGACAACGATACCGTCACCCTCACTTCTGGGGGAACCGCTATCGCCAGTTACATACAGACTGGCGGGGACACGGTTTATCTGTCAGACACCGGGAAGACCGTAGTAACCGTCCCGCTTGAGCCTGACTTCCATTACTATTTTGGTGACTATGAGGGGAATCTTTACCTTGAGGCCGAAACCTATACATACGATGGAGTTGATGGGAATGGCGACCCCAATCCGATAAATTGTTATTGGTTATCTAAACTAAGCGACCTCGCAGACCAAGACCCGGAAGCGTTGGATAAGTTCAAATACGTGGCACGGGTCAGGTTGTGGTTCTCAGACATTTACACAAGTACGGCTGTTACCATAGGCGTGAGTGCTGACGGGGCAACGTGGGAGACTGCTGGTGGCAACCTGACCGGAACGGCAAGCGGATTAACGAAGGTTAAGGAGTTTTATTTCATAACAACTGGGCATATCCTACAGTTTTACATTCAGAACAACACTACGACGGACATTCTACAGTGGTCGGCAATGGAGATTGACTATCAGCTTCTAGGGGATTATTTCGAGATAGCATAATGGCATTAGATAGACTTCGAGATTGGTACTACATGGGCGAGAAGCCAGAAGATTTTGATGGAGTCTACGAATATATACAGAAGCATTATGCCGAACATCAAGAGGAGGCCGCGTCCCGAATTTCTGATTTTAACATCCTTCGGTTATCCCGTGTCCCGTGGGTTGATGTGAGGAAATACGGCGCAACGGGAGATGGCTCAACGGATGACACTAAGGCGATTCAGGCGGCGTTTACTGCCGCCGCAGGATCGGACAATAACCTAGGTCGTGTGATTATTCCCACCGGAACGTATGTTGTCACAAAAATAGAAGTGCCGTCTTATCTCGTAATCGTGATAGATGGGCAATTATACGCTAAGGACGCGATTAATAACTGGATATTTAATATCGACACCAAGACTCAGGTTGAGATAATCGGTGGGCATTTCAATGGGAATAAGGCCGGAAGTACGGGCGGTGGTGCTGTAAGAGTATCCGCCTCATCGTTCGTTAAATTACAGAATCTCTTCATAACAGATTGTTTTTCAAACGCCATTTACATGCTGAATAGTCCGACGGACTGCTGGGTAGAGAATTGTTACATAAAGGACTCCGGTGCCGCAAACGGGCTTTATATCGGAGGAAATTCCCCGACAACAAATGCAAGTAGAATACAGGTGGTGGATAATAAATTCGATTCCAACGGGACTGGGGCGACAACTGCTGATATTTTCTTATCAAGCGGGGTGAGGGATGTGGTTGTCTCTGGTAACATCATAAAAGATGGTACACATCAGGGGATTAAGTTTGAAACCGACATTGAGGCTGTTTCTATTGTGAATAATGTTGTTCGTGGAAGTGATGCGGGTGGTATTGTTGGTGGGGGTGGCACTCCAATTAAAAACGTAACGATAGTTGGGAACGTGGTTTCTGAGGTCGCATCTTCATCGAGTGAGGGGATAACGGTATCTGCCACAGACCAGACCCTCATTGATGGTATAACAATTGACGGTAACACTCTTCTTAGTATCGGTGGTTATGGCATAAACGTGTTTGCTAACCGGGCAATTATATCCAATAATAATATCCAGGACATCGGGACAAGGACATCCTCGGTTAAGGGTATACAAATAAAGGGAGTGGACTTTATCATCACCGGGAATACGTTGAAAAGCACTGTAGAGGTAGATGATGGTATTGAGTCATTGACACCAAGTGCAACTGGGATTATTAAAAATAACAGAATTAGTACCGGGTTCACAACGTCCCTGACGGTTTACGGGACAGACACAATCGCCTCCCTTAATCTAACGGAGGATTCAGCCGATATTGCATCGGCGGCAACCGTTACATTAAATCCGTCTGGTGATTTCTTCAATATCACTGGCACCACAAACATCACTTCTGTTACGGCCTCATGGTCAGGTAGGGAAGTGGCGTTAAAGTTTGCCGGGATATTGACGTTTACGGATGGCAGTAATTTAAAGTTGGCCGGGAATCTTGTCACAACGGCTGACGACACTATAACTTTAGTATGTGATGGCACGAACTGGTACGAGACTGCCAGGAGTGTTAATTAGGAGGATAATATGGACCCGATAATTCTATCGGCTATTATATCAGGGATAGCCTCTATGGGTAGTGCCGCATTAAGCGGTGGCGGCGAAGAAATTGGAATGACTGGAACCGACCCGGAAATGGACGAGAATAGACGTAGGCTGATGGCGTTGGCTATGTCTAGAATTGGACAGAATCGCCCGTATGCGCAGGTGAACCCCATGAACATGATGGGCGCAAACATGGCGAGTCAGTATTATTACGGTCAGCCATACACCCATCCTGGTTACGGAATGGGTTCGTCCTTTGCCGGACTGACTGGCGACCAGATTGAACAGGCAGGGAAATGGGGATGGACTGGCCCTGGTGGTAGTCCCGGAAGTAGACCACCTGCTGGACCTGGTTCTGGCGGACTGCCTATTGGGGGCATACCGGGCGCACCAGGGCAAAGGATGCCCCCAGGTGCGCCAGTACCGGGTATGCAGTACGGACGGCCAGGACAGCTAAGCAAGGGTGCAAACTTCGCAAGGTAATGGTACAACGTTTCAAGAATTGTCCACATTGCGGGAAGCCGAATAGGTTCCTCACATGCAACAACTATACTCCAGTAAGGCTCCGTAAGCGGTGTATGCGCTGTAAGAAGGACATGATATACGATATAGAGAGAAAGAAGGAAGAAGACTGGGAGAATATGGTTGTATTTGAAAACGAACTGGCGGCGCAGAATGCCCGCATGACAAGGAGGCAATCTAACTACATGAGGAGTAGGGCGCAATGAGTACGGCACCTGATAGGCTATATCACTACGGTGGAGTTCCTGTCGATGCGGCGATAGATGTTAGGGCGTATGGTGCCAAGGGGGATGGCACAACCGATGACACCTCTGCGATACAGGATGCAATAGATGCCCTAGATGAGGGTGAATGCCTAATATTCCCAGAGGGGACATATAAGACAAAGACACTATTTATAAACACAAGCAACGTCAAACTTTTTGGTGTTGGCCCTAATGTTACCCTTTCCATTTCCGAAAGCTATGGTCATGGGTTAATGGTTCATGGTGGGACAATGGCAACTCGCTCATTGGCCTATTATGGCGACACGTATGCCGTCACGGACTATAATGGGACTCGTATTTCTGGTGTTCAAGTTGAGAACATTAAGATTGATTCGTTTTCTGGTGCCGCAATAAATACTTCAATAGGATTGGAGTGGGCCGATGATTGTAAAGTTACAAACTGCACCGTTGAGGACTCTGACGGAAACTCTTTCGACGTGAGGTTCTGTAAAAACACAATAGTCAGGAGGTGTATATCAACCTCCCCGGCCGCATATGGGATATTTGTGTGGATGTCAGACAATGCCCTGATTGAGTCATGTCAGTTCACGGAGGGGACACAGGGGGTATCTCTAAAGCATAGGTACAATGACGTACCGTGTCGCCACGTAATACGGGGCAATCTATTCTCGAGCAATGGAAATCCCTGTATTAACGGCGGGTTTAATTACGAGGCCGCGCCAGCAGAGGATTACTATATTGGTACGTTTGAAACCGTAGAGGAAGTTACCGTAGAGAATAACCAATTCAACTCGGTAAGTACCGATACGTATGCCCCTATTATTGGTATCGGCTCATACGCGGCCAGATGGACAATTCGCAATAACACATGGGATGGTGGTGGGATAACGTCAGGGAACTTTCCATTATCCATAGGCTCGGTTGGGGACTGGCACTCCAATGGGAACCTTGGCACAACCGGACAGGATCATGTCATCGAGGGCAATACGTTCTCAGATATGATACTTGGGCGTATCGCCGACGTAGGTGCGTCATGCAGGTTGCTGAACAATAATATAAACTGTAAAACAAAGCTGTTTGCAAGAGAGTCGTCAGCTCGCCTTAATGATGCTTTGGTTGTTGATGTCTCAAAAAACAGGATGACATTGCTTGACTTATCTGCGTCCGGCGAGAGTGGACTTGCTCGATTCGATACGAATACAAGGATTTTGACAGCCTGCGAAAACTCAGTTGAAGTTACTCCAGCGCAGGCGGCGGCGAATGCCGTGGCACAGGGGATATTTTCTGCGGCGGCAGTTTCGGTCATTAACGATAATAACATAAAGATAGTCCAGGGGCATGCTAACCACACATCAACATATGCAATAATTGTAAACGGTGCATCTGCGGTGGTTAAAAATAACCTACTGGCCGTAAACGGAAGTGCCGTTAAGCAGGGGATAAATGTTGGGAGTAGCGCGACAGATGATACTCACGTAGTTACCTCTAACGTGATAGAGAATCTTGGGAATACAACTGGTGCTACAGCAATCTCATTGAGTGCCCGTACAGACTGTACTTTCAACCAACTTATAGGTACATGGAATACAACGATAAGCGACGCTGGAGGTCATGGGCATAGCCTTGGAACCCGTAGAATCGTGTGGGCAACAACGGCACCTGCGGCGGGTGCATGGGTTGCTGGTGACGTTTGTTTTGACATAGTTCCCGTGTCCGGTGCACAGACGGGATGGCAATGTACGGTTAGCGGTACTCCGGGGACTTGGGTAGCGATGGCGAATTTAGCATGAATTTTGAAAGGTTAGAAAAGAATAAGTTCTGGAATGACCCGTTTCGAAACAAAACTCAGAACAGATTTGCTCGGTTCAATAAGATGCCGGGTGGTGAGTTTCAATCGTTGTTGACTCGCGGGAAAACAAAATACGAGGAGAGTAAAGACTTTTTAAAGAACCGCTACGGTAGGTACATAGGAGACTTCTAATGGGCACAAGGCCCGCGTGGTTTAACCCCGGAACATACAACTGGTCGCCTGAAATGGGGCATGACATAGCCGACTGGTCGCCCGAGGCTCAGTCCAATGTCCAACAGCAATGGTGGCGCGATCCGAAATGGGGCGGACACATTATCTGGAATCCTCAATATGGTTTCCAGAACCTCGGTTCGGTACAGGACTTTTACAAAGGATGGGACCCTTCGGCAACCCCGAATTTCAGTCGCGCATTCAGGGAGGCCGGATTCTCAAAGCAACTGAGTGATGCCGGGAACTGGAGGGAGTTCTACCCTGACCGTCCGGTTGTGCAGAACCAACCCAAGAATCCTTGGGGGCAGAACCCGTATGGTCAGACTCAATGGGGACAGCCACCTGCACCAACCCCGTCTTATGGTGACGACACCAAGGCGGAGACAACTGGTGAGTCTACGGGGTTTTACGCCCCGAAGTATGGCTCTACGGTTTCCCAGCACATGCCTCGTCAGGCGAGTGGACAGGGGTATGGCCGTGGGGCGCAATATAAGTCACCGTCACAGGGGCGGTATTACGGGGAATCAAAAAAACGGAACACTTCCATGAGATATGGTTATAGACCATCTATGTGAGGATAAGATGATAGATTTAAGTAAGACTATGAATTACGGGCAAAACCCGCAATATGCCCACACCATGGGACCGGAGGACTTAGCCATGAACCCAGTTCAGGGTACGAATACTGGGCCTATCGCAGACCCTAATGCCACCCCTCCACCCGCACAGGGGCAGAGTGGGCAAAACTGGGACTATGACCCGTATCAGGACTTTCAGATGGACGCTCCCCCACCGTTCCCGTTTCCTGAGCAATGGAAGACCGCGAGTGACTATTTTACCAACCTGACACAATCAGGCGTCCCTACTCCATGGCAGTACGGGTATGGTAGTGAACAGCTAAGGAATATGATTGACGCACAGGGTATGCCCGTAGATATCCAAGGTTACGCTGATGCTCAGTTACCCGTCTACCAGACCATGATGGAGGATATGACCAAGCAATCCCAGGAGAGTGCTGGCCTGAGTGGTACACGATGGTCATCTTCACTTGGGAACCAGATAGCGGAACAGGGAAGGCGACTCACCGAGAACTATGGTGCTGATGTTGCTAATAAGTGGATGCAGGCACAGGAGGCCGCTAGGGGGCGTATGATGGGTGGTATGGGTATGATGCTCCCCTACGGTCAGGCTTCGGCTAACCTTGGCTTACAGAACACCCAGAATCAGATGTACGGTGCGAATGCCCTACGTGGCTTAGGTTCTGACTACCTTTACGGGCCGATGAATATTGCTACTGGCATGGCAAATCTTGGACAGGGGATATATGGTCAGCAACAGGGTGGAATAAACCAGCAAATGAATGACCCTTGGTTACAGGCGGCATTGGGACTAGGCAATCAGCAGAGTCAACAGTACACGCCCATGTATAATCCGAGTTGGTTGACACAGGGGCTTGGCGCGGCGAGTAGCATGGCTCCGTATATATTCAATAACCAGGGACAAAATTATGGAAACCCGGGTATTACAGGCGAGGCAAATGCTTACCCGTAAGGAGGGATAGATGGCATATTACGGACAACGGCCATCGGGACGGGACCTACATCAGGCTTCGGGCGGAAACCCGTTTTATAACCCGTACTCTCCTTACCCTAATATAGGTATGGGTATCGCCTCTACGTTTGGGAACATTATGGCGATGAAGGAAATGCGGGCGCAACAGGATTATGACAGGGGTGAGGAGGAAAAGAAGCATGACCTTGAGACCCGCAGGGTTGCCGCCTATGAGAAGTCCCAGGAGCCACCGGAAATAAAGGTAAGGGAGTCTCAACAGTTTATTCTTGCAAAAGAATTAATCGACACCGGAAGGGCGAATACGTGGGCAGAGGCGTGGGACATGGTTCTTGGCGAGAAGGACAAGGGGACTGTTTATCCAACAGAGTTCCAGGTAGATCAGGCGACTCGATATGGAAGGGAAGACTGGAAGGATGCTGTATCTCCTGGGCAACAGGAGGTGGATTATAAGGAATGGATGTATAAGCGGCGTAGTCCGCAAGAAGCTCCGCAAACCAACTACACTAGGGCCGTTGCGTATATTGAGGGGGAAGTACAGGCCGGTAGGAAAACACCAGAAGAGGCCCGCGTTGATATGGAAAAGATAACCGGCCTATATGAGGAGGAGGAAAAAGGGGGCCAGGATTTGGATTTTTCAGGTGGTCGCGGTGCTCCATCCCGAGAGGCAAACCAGAGGAGTTGGCTAGCGAGGAAGGAAAACACGACAGGTTATAAGGATATAAAACAGACGAAAAAAACGGCTAGAAATAATTATAAGGAATACGGGCAACCCCCTACGATTGATGGTATTCGTACAGATATGCCACTAAGGTATCAGATGGCTGTTTTAAATGAGCGAGATGGCGTAGCAACGCCCATTGATACTGAGGTTATCCAAAACTATGAGGACATGTGGGGCTTCTTTGAGGAATTGGTCACGGCAGATGGCTCACTTTACACTACGTGGTCGGAATTCACAAAGCATCCAGATTTCATGGCAAAGGACATAGATAAAAAACAAATGAAATTCTGGTACGACGCGTATGGAAAACTTATGACTGAAAAATGATACCACAAGAGACAATCCCGCGCTGGGGGACATACCGGACTGATAAGGAGGAAGAAGAGGAGAAGTCTACCCCTCGGTGGAAGGGACGAAGCGCAACCGTGCCCCCGTTGGAAAAGTCACAACTCCCAGAGTTGTCTACCGGAGATAAACTCAGGGCATCGCCATTCGCTGGGCCATTTGGTTGGCCCATAAAACCAGTGGACCCGATTGGTGTTGGCAAGAGGCTTGTCGAGCAGGGAAAGGAAATGGTTGAGGGGATTCCCCAGTTTGCAAAGAGCGTATCATCGCTTACGCTTGGTGGCGGAATAGACCAAGCACTACAGAAGGGGTTTCAGCCAAGGCCAGATGATGAGGAACCATCAGAGGGGAAGGGAGTCCTCAAGTCTGCGCTGGAGCCAATTAGCGCACTTGGGGTTGGTGCTTTTGAGATGGGTAAGTGGACGGTACAAAGCGGGTTTAAATTAGCTAAAGACCCTGTTGGCTATATTGAGGAAAACCCGTTAGATGCCGCATTGGAATTGGTTGGGTACGGTGTGGTGAAGGGGTTGAAGCGTCTGCGTGGCCCACAACCAAAGATTGGCGCAAAGACAATTGCCGTAGGTGCGGTAGATGAGTCTGTGTTGAGGATTCCCAAGGAACTACCGTCTAAAGCCAGGAAACGAAACGCTATCGCTATGGCTAAGGATGACCCCTTAAAGTTGCGCCTATTCGCAGAAGAGCGAGGTGTCCCAGGTGCGGAAAGGGGTATTCTGAAACTCAAGGAAAACGGCACTCTCCCGATATCCATTGACGAGTTTCTTTCCCTAGCCGATGATACTATCCCAGACATGAAAGCTGGAAAATCATTTATGGGTAGGGCAAAAAACTGGACGGAGAGGATGACAACCCCCATGGTATGGGCGTCTAAGGTACATCCGTTATGGGAAAAGTTATACGAATATTGGCACATTAAGGACAAGGCTTACTTAAAAGACTATTCTAATATCAAAAAAAATGTCATTGGTGGATGGAAAAAGAAACTCAAGGCCGACCAATTAGACATTAAGGCATCATCAGACAGAATCGCAACATACATGATTGGTGAGCAGAAGGGTGGTGATGATATATTAAGGTCCATGGGCCGCAGGAAGATATACCGCGAACAACTCAAGCCAATTGAGTGGGAGATAGTTAGTGAGGCTCGTGTTGCTTATGATAAATTCTTCGAGCGCATTAACCGTGTAAGGGAATTGGCTGGCAAGAAACCCATCAAGTATGTAGACAACTATTTCACGTTCATGCGCAACATTGAGATGCTTGGGGACATGGGCATGGGCCTGCTGGATGATGCCACGGCCCTGAATGGCGTACTTTCTGCCACGCCCTTAAAGTGGGCAAACCCAAGGAAGGGTCTTGGTGGCCCAGTTAAACTTGATTTCTTTGGCGTATTTGAACGGTACTCAAGGGACTCAATCCAGCATATCCATGTCTCTCCAGTTATCGCTAGGGGCAAGGCGTTCCTTGAAGACTTTGAGATCCCAAGCGGAACTATGAAGAAGGACGGTACTCACGGACAGACAACGTGGCGATTCGCTGATGACAAACCACAGACTGCACAGAATATGAAGGAGTGGCTTAATGCAATCGGAGGAAAGGGCGACCTCTCAAAGATACCAGACCATGCGTACCTACAGCGGGGCGCGGCCCTCCTTAATAGGAATATAGCCGCCGCTGTGTTATCGGCTAACGTCAGGTCTGCCATGATCCAGTTTACTGCGTTGCGTGGAGCAATCACTGAGGCTGGGTACTTACACACAATAAAGGGTTCGGCCCAGAACCTCAACAAGACTAAGCGGGCATTCGCCATGCAACACTCGAAGGTTCTCTTCGGCAGGGACATGGACATCCATGTTGCTGACATTGTAAATAGGACCACTAAGGGGAAGCTATCAAATCTCCATAGAACTGCGGCTGAGTGGGGCATGAAACCGTTGCAGTTCTTTGACATGGAGACCGCAAGGGCATCTTGGCTGTCTGTATATGACTACTATACCACTCGGAAGCTGGGTGCTAAAATCAGTCACGCAGACGCGGTTAAGTTGGCTGATAATACCGTTCTTAGAACACAGGCTTCTGGTAAACTAGGCGATGTTGCAAAGATGCAACGCGGAGTTGGTGGTAGGTTAATATCAATGTTCCAGACATTTACCACGGCAGAATGGAACTGGATAATGCGTGATGTGGTTGGAATAAAGAATCCAGAGGCCAACCTTGGCAGAAGCATGGTTCGTACACTAAGATTCCTAACGGCATCCATGGGTGTTAATATGCTTTTTGAGGACTTGCTTAATATGCCATCCCCGTTCCCGGCACCAGAGATTGCTGTGCGTGAAGGCATTAAGGAGGGCAAGGGTGCGAAGGAAATCGCTGGTGGGGTGACAATGGAGTTACTTGAGCAACTCCCCGTAGTTGGTAGTCCGATTAAATATAGCCAGAAATGGCGATCTAATATCCCGGCACCGGCGGTTCAGCTTGGCGCGGACTTGATACAGGTGGCTAGCAAGTTAGCTGGCCTTAGTCCCGAAAAACTAACCCTATACGATCTTGAGTCATTTGCGAAATTAGCCGGGATACCAGGAACGTCACAGGCAAGAAAGACCATAGCTCGAATAAGGAGGGGAGAATCCATTGCCAGTGCGATACTTGGTGGGAGAAGAAGAGGCAAATCTTCTGGTAGTTCTGGTATGGACTGGTAAATGAATCTATCCGAGTATCTATTACGCTCTGAGTATGCTTGCCGGTGTTGCGGGCAATTGCCGCCCGATTTGTTTCTACATGACATACGCCGCCCATATTCCGAGCTATTTGATATATTTGACTCGGTACGGGCGACTTGGGGAAAGCCCATCCCTGTGCGTTCAGGGTATCGTTGCCCGTACCACAACAAAACAATCGGTGGTGAGGAGTGTTCGGTGCATTGTTTCGGACTTGCGTTGGACATGGACTTGCCCAATACAGAGGAAGTGGAGGAGTTACACCGCTTAATAGATACGGACTTTGAGAGCGTCAGGATGTATAAGTATATTCATTCGGGAAGTTTCATTCACATGGACTTGGCGTTTGAGATTACACCGAGGGCGAGGCACAATTGGGTGCCGGGATTCAGGAAGACTAAATGATGTCCAGTACATTGGGATGTTCACAGTTCATGGAATGCGTGAATAAATGAACACGAAGTATACCATTGCGCTTGGGTTCTTCTTCCTGGTTACGGGTATGATATGGGCCACGTTCTTTGAGACTGCTCCTTATAGCATTTTCGCGCCATCGGTTGTTGCACTTGCGGGGGCAAACGTGGCGAAGAGACTACATCAAAAGAAAGGAGTCTACAATGGTGAGTAAAAAGAGACTGATTATATTCTTTGTTGTCGCCGTCGTTGTGTTAACCGTTCTCCTTTTGGTTAACAGGGCGTGTACTAGCGATGCTGACTCCCAATATTGGAAGGGTCAATACGACTCATTGAAGGAAATAACCGACGCAAAATCAGACAAACTGTTAGCAGATATTGATAAGTGGAAACGATATGTTGAACAAATAGAGGCCGAGAACATCATCCTCCTAGAGACACGCATCGTTAACGAACGACGCATAACGCTACTTTCCGCGCAACGCGAAAAGCTAGTAACCGAAGAACCATCCCAACCCGAGTTAGAATCTGAGCCATTGGTTGTAAATCTTCGTATGCAAATTGAGAAAATGGCATTGATAATCTACAAACAGGAACAGATAATACAGGGAAACGATAAGATCATATTCAACCTTGTTGAGAAATACGAGGCCCAGCTTATCATATCGGAGGACTATCAGGAGTTATACGAGAGTGAGAAGAATCTACATTCTCTGGCCCTAAAGAGACTATCGGTGTCAGAGAGCCGTATACGGGGGTTACGGTTCGGGCATTCATTGAAGAACGCAGGTTTTGTAATCGTAATCGGGGCACTGATTTACGTAATAGTGAACTGAGGGACGAATGACACCAATAGAGATTGGACAGGCTGTGGCGATTGCGGCCATAGCTGTGATTGTATTCTTAGAGAGGCGTAAGGAACGCAGGGCAAAGAAGCTGGGGTTGCCCGGAAACCCGGAGAGGTGCGAGGACATGGCAAAGAGAATGAAGTCCGTAGAGGATGACATAGCAATCATACGGGATGATATTAAATACATAATGGACAAAACATGAAGTCTCCAATCATCGACCATAAAGAAAAAGATGTTATTGAACTGCGCGAGTATCTATTAAAGATAATTCGCAACCCAGACACCCCACGTAAGGAGGGTACGGAGGCATCGAAACTATTACTCCGCGCTCATCATGCGTTGCAGGTGGATAGAACGACTGTAAGGGCGACCGCCACGGCGAACCCGGTGGATAAGTTAGACAAGCCCTTAACTAAAAAACAACAGGGCGAGATAGATGACCTCATCAAACCGAAGTCTTAGGTTCTACCGAGAACTCTGCGACAAATCCTTTTGGTATTTTGTTAAGATAGTCGGAGGCTCTGTCAAGCAGGGCGAGGACGCATCCGAGTACATACACCGCCCGGTGTGTGACTTCTACCAATCAGAGTTGCGGCGCAAGGCCACGGCATACCCCCGTGACCAACGCAAGTCCACCATCTACACTAAGTGGGGTACGGTCTACGCATACCTAAAGGACCAAGACTCACGACAACTGATTGCCGCCGAGAACGAAAAGATAGCATCCCGGTTCCTTGATTGGATTGAGCGACAGATCCTTGGTAACGCCATGCTCCGTAAACTCTATCCCGATAAGCTAACGTATGCCATACTGAGTACGGGCGAGATGGTACACCCCTCGTTGGGTGGCGAGGATGTGGCTGAGTACCGATTGGTGGACAAGGCATGGACCAAGGGTAACAAGTGGTCTGGTACTGAGTGCGCCCTCCCGAGGGTTGGCATCTACTCTGAGCCTTCCATTACGGCGATCGGGGTCAAGGGTGCCGCGCAGTCAGGGCATTACACCACTATCCGTATAGACGACCTTGTGGGTAAGGAGGCTATGGAGTCCCAGGCGGTACTTGAGAAGGTCTTTGAGTGGCAGGACAACGTGCATGAGTTACTTGTTGAGCCTGACGCATCCCACCCAGAAGCGTCTGAGATAAGCATTGTGGGTACGCATTGGGGGGTTGGTGACTACTTCGATTACATCCAAGAAAAGTATACAGAGTTCGAGTGGCGTATTGTCCCGGCGTTAAAAGACACATCCCTTATTGATAAGGGGCATATCCAGTATGTCCAGAACCCTCATGTGAACGACGGTGAGAGCAACTACCCGGAGAAGTTCAAGACCGAGTATTACATTGAGATGATGAACAACCCGGAAAAGGAACTTATCTTCTGGGCGCAACATATGAACAACCCTAGAATGGGTAGTGGCCTCAACAAGTTTGACATCAAGTGGCTCAAGTTCTTCCGTGAGGAGGAGCGTGAAGACGGCACGTACCTTGTATGCAAGGATGATGATGAGGTGTTTTCTACCAAGGAGATACCCTGGTTTGGTATGATTGACCCCGGCGGGTTCTCTGAGACTAAGCTGACGAAGAAGGGTTCAAGGAACGCTATGCTGATTGCGGGCCAAGCCCGTGAATCTATTAAGAAGTTTGTTAGGTTTACCCATGCTGATAGATTCAAGGAGCCTGACAAGTTCATGGACGTTCTGTTTGCGGCGCACAAGAAATACAAGCCGAGACTGTGGAGGATAGACACGGCGGCGCAACAGGCTTACATCTACAAGGACATCCAACAGGAAAAGAAGAAGCGTGGTGAGTTTCTTAGAATCAGCCCGATGACCGCAAGTTCAAAGAAGGACTCAAAGGACGATGACATACAGGCTCTTATCAACCCGATGTTTAACGGTGAGATATACGTACATGAGAGTATGAAGGAACTGATTGCCGAGGTGGGGATGTACCCTCACGGGATGACAAAGGACTTGATTGATATGTTGGGCAAGTGGTTTCTGCATTATGGGAAGAGAAGACCTAGTAAGGAAGTGGATGATTTAAATAGAAGGAATAGAGGACCGAAGAAGGGGAAGAAGGGCGGTGGCTCTACGGGTTATGGTTAACGCCCCCTATCCTTAAACCCCGTCTCTTTTAACATCTCCCCCACTGTATCGAACTCTTCTTTTACGGTCTTGTCCGCGCTCTCCACTGTTTTGCCCGTAATATCAAGGTACAAATCATTGAGTGCCCGGATAATATCGGGTAGCAACTCAATGGGGAACGGGAACCACATCCCGGTTCTTTTGTTAGCCAACTCTCTTTGGCTTAGATTTTTCCCGTAAACGAACCATTCACCCTTCTGGCTTTTATTTACTTGTGTTAGTTGTGCCGAATTGTACGGCTTCCCCTTTTTACTCGTACCCTGTTCGTGGCTACAGAGTACCCCCATATCGTTACTTGGGTTTTCTACCAGGAACCCGGTGTGTTTCCCTGCGGTTACTTTTTCTCTCAT